TAATAAAACCAGAAGATCCCATACTACATAAGAAAATAAAAAAGTGTAGTTATAATTTGGATCGATCTAATCTATCTTCTATTTTAAATGAAAATATGATTCATTATAATGGGGTAGGACTTTCTGCTAATCAGATTGGTATAGAGGAAAGATCTTTTGTAATGATGATTGATTTAGAAACCCAAGAAACTATTACTTGCTTTAATCCTAAAATTTTAAAAGAATCTAAGGATGAAGTAGAAATGGAAGAGGGTTGTTTATCTTATCCAGATGTGCAATTAAAAATAACTAGACCAAATAGTGTCGTAGTTAAGTATGAAGATGAAATTAAAAAGGTTTATAAGGTAAAGTTTTCTGATTGGAAAGCAAGAGTTTTTCAGCATGAATATGATCATATGGAAGGTATTGATTTTAATCAAAGAACTAAATAATTAAAAATCCACTATAAATATGGCTTATTATATCGAAAAACCAGGTGTGCCACAAAATGCTGGTATAGGAGATGTTTATTATAAAGGTGATGGACAATGGACTGATCAATTTGAAGGTAGAAAATTGTATATTAATATTCCAGAATCTGTTATTCTCAATTCAGATGGAAAAAATGGTGGATTTACTAATGCCGTTATAAGGGGTGTTTAATAACTAATGGCTAATTTTTACGATACACAACTAAAGAATAGAAATTTACTATCTCCAGTTGGATTTAAATTGACTTTAAATACCAAAAGGAAAATAGATTTCTTTTCAAATACAGCAACTATTCCAGCATTGACTTTAGGAACAGTATTACAAACAACTCCTTTAAGAAATATAGATGTTCCTGGTGATGAATTGTTGTACGATGATTTCCAAATTGAATTCTTAGTTGATGAGGATTTGGTTAATTATATGGTAGTTCATAATTGGTTAACTGGATTAGGATTTCCAGAATCTTACCAAGAGTTTAAAACTTTAACAACGGACCCAGAACAGCAGAAAGATGATAAATTGCAATATGTTGATGGAAGTCTTCATATTTTGAATAGCAATTTAAGAGATATTGCTGTAGTTAAATTTCAAGATTTGTTTCCAGTTTCTTTAACTGGTCTTGAATTTAGAGCAACAGATGATGATATTAATTATTTTACAGCACAAGCAACATTTAAATATATGATGTATAATATACTAGATGTGAATGGCGATCCTTTATGAATCTTGACAAAATTCAGGAAATGTGGGAGCGAGATGCTGTCATTGATCCTGATAATCTACATGATGAATCTTTAAAAATTCCACAATTACATGCAAAGTATTATACAGTTTATAATACTGTTACTTTGTTACGTGAAAAGGCAAGAGAGCAATATAATAAAGTTAGATTAGAAAGACATAGTTATTATACTGGAAAAGCACCAGCAGAAGTATATGCAGAAGAACCCTTTCCATATAAGGTAAGGGAAAAGGATGCTATTCAAAGATATATGGAAGCAGATGACAAATTAACTAAAGTTGATTTAAAAATAAGATATTACGATGCTACATTAAAATTCTTAGAAGAGATAATTAAAAATGTTTCTAATCGTACATTTCAGATTAAGAATGCAATTGAGTGGAATAAGTTTCAAGCAGGTATGTAATTTATAAATACAACTATAGAACTAGTTTTTAAAATGAAGCCGACTCCAAGAGAAACAAAGCACATCCACGAAAATTATAATAAAGTTGTGGATCATCTTATTAAGGAAGGTTATACAGAAGATAAGGATGGAGCTGATAGTATTATTAATGGTATGACCGAATCATGGTTTAACCAAATAATTTCAGAATAGAAGTTTAAAATAACCTAATAAATATTCATAGGTATATACCTATGGATTATGTCTCATTTGACTATATTAAAAAAGAATGAGGTCTTTCTTGAAATTAAGGCAGAACCTCATGTATATTATGAACTAGCAGATCAGTTTACTTTTGAAGTACCTGGTGCTAAGTTTATGCCTCAGTATCAGAAAAAATACTGGGATGGAAAAATACGTTTATTTAACCCACAGAAAGGAGAAATATATGTTGGGTTGTTAGATAAGATAATTCAATTTTGTAGAGATCATGAATATAAGTATGATTTTGTAGAAAACAAATATTTTGGTTTGCCTTTTGAAGTTAATGAAGGTATATCAAAAGAAGGTGTTAAAGACTATATGAATGCTATTTGTCGTCATCAACCCAGAGATTACCAGATTGAGGGTGTGTACGATGCTTTAAGGTATAATAGAAAACTATTAATATCTCCAACTGCTTCAGGAAAGTCGTTGATGATATATTCTATTGTTAGATATTTCGTTGAAAGAAAGAAAAGTATTTTAATTGTTGTTCCAACAACATCTCTAGTAGAGCAGATGTATAAGGATTTTCATGACTATGGTTGGGATGTTGGTTCATTTTGCCACAAAATATATGCAGGAAGAGAAAGAGAAACAGATTCTCAGGTTATTATTACAACTTGGCAATCAATTTACAAATTACCAAGAAAATATTTTGAAAGGTTTTCAGTAGTTATTGGAGATGAAGCACATCAATTTAAATCAAAATCATTAGTATCAATAATGACTAAATTGGGAAATGCTAAGTATAGATTTGGATTTACTGGAACATTAGATGGATCTACAACACATAAATGGGTTCTAGAAGGATTATTTGGACCTTCATATAAAATTATTAAAACAGACGAGCTTATGAAGAAAGGTCATGTTGCTACGTTGGATATTAATGTGCTTCTATTGAAACACCCACCACAAAAATTTGAAGTCTTTGAAGATGAAGTTCAATATATTATTACTCATAATCGTAGAAATAACTTTATTAAAAATCTTGCATTAGATTTAAAAGGTAATACCTTGATACTATTTGCAAGAGTAGAAGGGCATGGAGAACCTCTTTATAATTTAATAAATAATAGTAATACTATTTTAAATCGTCGTGTATTTTTTGTACATGGTGGTGTCGATACCCAAAGTAGAGAGGAGGTAAGAGACATTACCGAAAGAGAATCTGACGCTATAATTATTGCATCTTATGGAACATTCTCCACAGGTATTAATATTAAAAACCTTCATAACGTCATTTTTGCTTCTCCGTCTAAGTCTAGAATTAGAAACCTCCAGTCAATTGGAAGAGTCTTAAGAAAAGGTGATAATAAAACAAAAGCAACTTTATATGATATTGCTGATGACATTACCTATAAATCAAGAAAAAATTATACGTTAAATCATTTGATTGAAAGAATTAAAGTTTATAATGAAGAGAACTTTAATTATGATATAGTAAACATTCCACTAAAAAACTAATGGAGAACGAAGAATTCCACGCCATAATAAAATTAATTTCAGGTGAAGAAATCTTCGCATTAATTTCTATTGATGAAAATTATGAAGATTCAACTATTATATTGCAAAATCCTGTAGTAATAAAAACATTTAATCATAATGGAAATCAAATGGTTAAAGTAAGACCTTGGATAGAACTTTCTAATGAAGATATTTTTATGATTAAACCTGATAGGGTTTTAACGATGACTGAAAGTAAAGATGATCATCTTATTAAAATATATAATAATTTTTTAAATAATGATATAATTGCTGATTATAGACCTTTTGGACAAGTAGGTGTATCTAGTGAAATGGGATATGTTTCTACAGTAGAAGAATCCCGTAAGAAACTAGAAGCTCTTTTTAATATTAAACCTAAAGAAAGCTAGCTTATTCCCTTAACCCTCCACAAAGGTATTCTACTTAGAATTATGTACCTTGTCAAGCTTATGTATTTGTGATATAATAAATTTAACTTATTAGGGATATACAATGTCATGCCCAAAAAGAAAACGGAACACTATGTAAATAACAAAGAATTGTTAGAAGCATTAATTGTTTATAGAGGAAAAGTTGCACACGCTAAAGAAAATGATCTTCCAAAACCAAGAATTACAAATTATCTTGGATCTTGTTTTTTAAAGATCGCAACTCATCTTTCTTATAAACCCAATTTTGTAAACTACATGTTTCGTGAAGACATGATATCTGATGGTATAGAAAATTGTGTACAATATATTCATAATTTCGATCCAGAGAAGTCTAGAAATCCATTTGCATACTTTACTCAAATTATTCATTACGCCTTTCTTAGAAGGATACAGAAAGAGAAGAAGCAGTTAGATATTAAAACAAAGATAATTGAGAAGACTGGATATGATGAAGTTATGATGGTTGATGATACTGCTCTTGCGGGTGCTAGTTCTGAGTATAATACAATTAAAGATAATATTCAATATAAGTCCAATAGATGAAAGTCGCAATCATAACGGATACTCATTATGGTGCTAGAAAGGGTTCTAAGCATCTTCATGATTATTTTGA